AGGTACAGAGATACCTGAAAGATGAAGTGGTTCGTCTTATCAAGGATCTCAAAATTAACAAAGGGGATTAAGCATGTTAGATGCTATCAAACCATTACTTGAGAGTGGATTAATCAACGAAGAAACAGGTGTCGCTATAAATGAGGCATGGGAATCTAAGTTGAATGAGGCTCGTGAGCAAGTACGTGCAGAATTAAGAGAAGAATTCGCACAACGTTATGAACATGACAGATACGTGATGGTAGAAGCCCTTGATAAAATGGTCAGTGAAGGACTACAGAATGAAATTGAAGAATTTCAAACTGAACGTCAAGCAATGAACGAAGACCGTGTGATAGCGCAACAAAAATTGCGTGAATCAGCTACAAAATTCAATGATTTTATGGTTACTAAACTAGCTGAAGAAATCAAAGAACTACGTAGTGAGCGTAAACTACAAATGGAAAGTCAGCAAAAGTTAGAACAATTTATTGTTCATGCTTTAGCACGTGAAATTAAAGAATTCACACAAGACAAACAGGCTGTAGTAGAAGCTAAGGTTAAGTTAGTTGCTGAAGGTCGTAAACAATTAGAAGCATTGAAGGCACGTTTTGTTGCTGAATCTGCTAAGAGATTGACTACGGTTGTCGCTAGCCAACTCAAAGGTGAATTAGGTCAATTGAAAGAAGATATCAAAATTGCTCGTGAGAACAGTTTTGGTCGTCGTATCTTTGAAAGTTTTGCAAGTGAATTCAGTGTCACTCACTTAAGTGAGAAAGCAGAAACTCGCAAACTAATGACTCAGCTAGAAGAAAAAGATAAGAAACTAGCCGAATCCATCAATACAATCAGCAACGCTAAGAAGTTGATTGAATCAAAAGAACGTGAAGTTCGTATTATTAAAGAGTCTAATCTACGTGAAAAAACAATGAGCGAATTACTCGCTACATTGAACGAAGAAAAGGCATCAGTAATGCAGAACTTACTAGAAAGCGTCCAGACACCACGTCTACAAGCCGCTTTCGATAAGTATCTTCCAGCAGTTCTCAATAACGGTAATGTTAAACCAGCACAAAAAGCTAAATTAACAGAATCAGTTATCGTAGAAGCAACTGGGGATAAAGCTGCCAAACAAGAAGTTGATATGGAACAACGTGATAACGTTATCGATATCAAGCGTCTGGCAGGGCTTTAAAAAAAGACATCATTAGGAGAAATTAAAAATGTCAAAAGTACTCTTAGAAAGCCGTTGGGACGAGACCAAAGAAGCTCTGTTAGAAGGCTTAAAAGGAACTCGCCGTTCAACAATGGGTGTTATTTTAGAAAACACCAAAAAACAGTTACTAGCTGAATCTTCAGCCGGTACTACAACATCTGGTAATATCGCTACACTAAACCGTGTGATTCTTCCAGTTATTCGTCGTGTCATGCCAACCGTTATCGCTAACGAATTGGTAGGCGTTCAGCCAATGACAGGACCAGTTGGTCAAATTCACACACTACGTGTACGTTATGCTCAGTCATTAACAGACAATAGTGCCGCTCAAACTAGCGTTACAGCTGGTCAAGAGGCATTGAGTCCATTCTTGATTGCTCAAGCTTACTCACGTAGCAAGAGTGATGCAACAACATCTAGCTATTATACTGCTAACGATACTGCTGCCCTTGAAGGCAACGGTGGTAAGCAAATCAGCGTTCAAATTCTACGTCAAGCTGTTGAAGCTAAATCACGTAAGTTACAAGCTCGCTGGACATTCGAAGCTGCTCAAGACGCTCAAAGCCAACATGGTATTGACGTTGAGGCAGAAATCATGGCCGCTCTAGCACAAGAAATTACTGCTGAGATCGACCAAGAGATTCTCTTGTCATTGCGTACTCTAGCAAGTACAGAGTATACATACAACCAAGCTACTGTATCTGGTACAGCTACTTACGTTGGTGACGAACACGCTGCACTAGCTGTTCTTATCAATCGTGTTGCTAACTTGATCGCACAACGCACACGTCGTGGTGCTGGTAACTGGGCTGTTGTTTCTAGTGCTGCACTAACTGTTCTACAGTCTGCAACTACTAGTGCTTTTGCTCGTACTACAGAAGGTACATTCGAAGCTCCAACTAACACTAAGTTCGTTGGTACATTGAACGGCGCTATGCGTGTGTTCGTTGACTCTTATGCCGCAGATACTATTCCAGTATTGGTTGGTTATAAAGGTTCTTCAGAGACTGATGCAGCCGCATTCTATTGCCCATACATTCCATTGATGAGCAGTGGTGTTGTTCTAGATCCATCAACATTCGAACCAGTCGTATCATTTATGACACGTTACGGGTACATTGAATTAACCAACACCGCAAGTTCTTTCGGTAATGCTGCCGATTACGTGGGAGAAATAGCCGTACAAAATCTCACCTTTCAGTGAAATTCAGTACACGCTAATATCTTTCAGATGTTATCAAATCAAAAAACGCACTTCGGTGCGTTTTTTTTTTACCTCATGAAAAATAGGTGATGTTGCGGTACAGATAAATAGTAGTATGAAAGAAATAAACAAAGTAAAACCTTACACCTATCTTGTGAAACATAAAACAACAGGTAAAGTATATTACGGAAGTAGATGTAAAAACTTCACTACACTGAACAGAACTCCTAAAGAAGATTTTTGGAAACATTACACCACTAGTAGTGTGAATATCAATAACATTATTAAAGCTGAAGGTAAAGAAGCCTTTGAATATGAAATACGCAGAACCTTTGACACTGTGGAAGAAATGGCAGACTGGGAAACAAGAGTACTAACTCGCAGTCGTGTATTAGAACGACAAGATAAATGGTTGAACGGGAATATAGCCGGTAAAAAAATACTTACTGAAGCAGGTGCTAAAAAGATTAGTGAAACACATAAAGATAAACCCAAAACAACAGACCACAAAGACAAACTTAGTAAGTCAAATATTGGTAAGAAAAAAGGTATAAGAACGCAAGCCTACCGTAAAAAAATGTCCAAAGCTAAATCTGGTAGTAATAATCCTATGTTCGGTAAAGGTTGTACCAAAGAAAGAGCAGAGAATATTAGTAAAGCTAAAAAAGGAAAAACTGCTAAAAACAAAAATATTCCAATGGATGAGAAGCAGAAACAAAAAATAAGTGAGACCAAAGAAAAGAACAAAGTAATGAAAACATGTGAAGTATGCGGTAAAACAATGAGAGAAAGTCATTACAAGATGTATGGTCACGGACCCAATTGTCAGCAACAGCGTATATATGTTTACCCAAAATAGCTGACAATACCAGTAATAAGTGTTAGTATGACTACTGATTAACAACCGTATTATTGTAAAATGAAAAAACAAGTCACATATGAAATGATTACCCCAGTGCTTATTCAGTTTGAAAAGTTAGAATGGGTGCATCCTGAAATTGAAAATATATTAAAATGGGAAATTGATGGGATTAATCCTGGTAAATGGTCATACGACGGGCTAACTAGAATTTACATTGAAAACGACAAAAAACAACACGCCTACTTAGTAGTATTATCAAAAGACTTAGAAGATGATAAAATTCCAATGTCGCATGTACTAATGCAACTTGAAGTGTTATTATTTGATGATACATGGATGCCAGGAGAAAAACAGTTTTGCTTTACTAAGTTTGGTAAAGCCCTACATAAGTCATTCGGTTATGGTAAAGGTACACACATAACATTTGCATCACCTGATGTAGGTATTCAAAATAAGAACGGTGCATATAGTTGGAGTTCGTAAAAAGCGTAAACTAGCATAAATACAATATCTCAATGGGATGGGAAGTTACAATCAAGCACTATTCGTAGTGCTTTTTTGTTGGCTATGATTTTTTGATAAATATGTTAAAGGATAACATATTATGGACTTTAGCGGAATGACAATAAGTGGTGGGGTTAGTATTGAGCCACCAGCTCCACCGGCAGGTAATAAGGCTATATTTGGATATGGTCAACCGGCAACAGCTATTACTAATTTAGTATCAGCTACCGGTGTTGTTGCTACAGATACTACTGGGGTAGGTACAGCTAGATTGCAATTAGCTGCCGCAGGCTATGGAGGTGATAAAGCTATATTTGGATACGGAGATACCGGTCCTGCATATACAGCAATAACCAATCTAGTAACAAATATCGGTGTTGTAGGCAATGATGTAACCGGTGTTGGTACTGTAAGATTTGGCCCTAGTGCTGCAACATACGGAACAGACAAAGCTATATTTGGATATGGATATAATACCGGTTTACTGTCATTAACCAACCTAGTATCAAACACCGGCGTAGTTGGTAATGATGTTACAGGAGTTGGTACTGCTAGATATGGATTATCAGCTGCCGGGTATAGTACCGATAAAGCAATATTTGGATATGGTAGCGGCTCGGCATCAATGACCAACCTAGTATCAAATACAGGTGTAGTAGCTACAGATACTACAGGTGTAGGTACTGCTAGAGAATGGCTAGCCGCAGCTAGGTATGGCACAGATAAAGCTATTTTTGGATATGGATCTGGCCCAACATCAATAACCAATCTAGTATCAAACACAGGTGTAGTTGCTACTAATACAACAGGAGTTGGTACTGATAGACAACAACTTGCGGCTGCAGGATATGGAATTGATACTGCTATCTTTGGATATGGATTTACTACTTACCCGACCGCACTATCAATAACCAATCTAGTATCAAATACCGGAGTAGTTGCCACAGATACTACAGGTGTGGGTACTGTTAGAAACGGATTAGCAGCCGCAAGTTACGGTTACACTTAAAAACAATCTACTTATAAAGTATAGTCAGTATCAACTGTGATATCTAATATACTTTTACGTTTTTCTTTTAACTTTTTTTGATACACTCTATTACAGTTAGCACATAGAGTTTTCAAATTAGTTTTCTCTTTGTTCTTTTTATTGTTATCTTTATATACAATGTCAAGTTGGCATTTATCTTCTGGTATAAATCCACACTTTTCACATTTGTTTTTCTTATGTAATAGATAACCATGTTTTGGATTGTATGCGGCTTTACTACATTCAACACAATATCTGTGCCACTTCTTAAAGCCATGTTTGCTAGTACCATTACTTTTTGATAGTGTTACTTTACAATTTTCGCAGAGTGGTCTTGGTTGTTGTCGTGTGAGCATAGTGTATTTAGAAAAAAGATTTCCAGGGTGCTTTTTTTGTGCTTTTTACCAACTAGGAAAAGATAAATATATAATAACTATTATTCAGGATACTAGATGTCAGCAGATAAATTTAATTCGTTAGGTGGGTACTCAGTAGGTATTCCACCTGTACCAGTAATTGATGCCAATGGCAATGTAGTTACTAACGTATTAGTCACATCTGGTAATGTTGCAGCCGCTAATGTATATGCTGGAAACTACTTTTATGCCAATGGAAGACCGTTCAATGCTGGTGGAAACCCACAAGGTCCTAATACTAGTATTCAATATAGTAATGATGGATTATTTGCTGGTAGTTCAAATTTAACATTTAACGATGTAACAAATTTAGTTACAGTTCCAAACATAGATGTCACTGGGTTAAGTAATTTAGGACCAGTATCTAATGTTACTATTACCGGCGGTAGTACTGGGTATTTACTATCAACTGATGGAAATGGTTTACTACAATGGTCACCACCTGGCTCTGGTTCAGCAATCAGTAATGGTCAAAGTAATGTAGTCATTGCAGATTTTAATGGAAACATAACAGCCGGTGTTAATGGAACAGCTAATGTAGTTGTTATCAAATCAGATGGTATTACAGTTCAAGGCAACACTACTACTGATACTATAAAAACGGATAATATTTTATACGCAAATGGTGACCCGTATATATTCACAACTAATGCCGCTGGTAGTAACACACAGGTTCAATTTAATAATAGTAACGCATTTGGTGCTAGTGCTAACTTTACATTTAATAATACAACTAAAACATTAGCTGTTACTAATATTACAGGAAACGGTTCTGGATTAACATCAATTACAGGTGCTAATGTAACAGGACAAGTAGCTAACTCACTGGTAGCAGGTACAGTCTACACTAATGCTCAACCTAATATAACTAGTATTGGTAACTTAACAAGTTTAACAGTTACCGGTAATTTAACTTCTGATAATGCTAATTTGGGTAATTTAGTAACGGCAAATTATGTTAATGTTTCGGGAAATATTAATGTTGTTAATACTGCAAATGTAGGGAATTTACGTACAAATAATTTGTTATATTCAAATGGAAGTCCATGGGATTTAGGTGGAAATCCAGCTGGAAATAACACACAGATTCAATTTAATGATAATAGTGAATTTGGTGCTAGTGCTAATTTTACATTTAACAATACTACTAATTTATTAACAGTATTAGGAAATACACAATTTAATAATGCTAATTTAGGTAATCTAGCCACAGCTAATTATGTAAACGTTGCTTACCAGATAAACGGAAACACAGCTAACCTCAGTGGTAATTTAACAGCCGGCAATGCTAATTTGGGTAATGTAGTAAGAGCAAATTTCTTTATTGGATCAGGTAATAATTTAAGTAATATACAGGGTGCTAATGTAAGCGGAGCTGTAGCAAACGCAAACTATGCAAATATTGCAGGAACTGCTTATTCAGTAAATGTTGCTAACGTATCGGGTATTGGTAATATTGCTACTATTAATTTAGATGGTAATGTATCAAATGTTCTTTATGGTGATGGTACATGGGCTGGGATTGATGCAAATTTTGCAAATTTTGCTGGTCAAGTTACAGATAGTAATCAACCAAATATTCATACATTAGGTAATTTAACAGATTTAACAGTAGGTGATACCACATCAAATGTTGTTATAGTTGATGGGAACATTAACGCAACAGGTAATATAACTGCTAGTAATTTTATTGGCAGACTTGCTAATGGTAGTAGTTATATAGAAATACCAACGACAGATGGTAATATAACTCTTACAGCCAATGGCAACACTACATTGACAGTAACAGAGTTTGATTTAACAGTAACTGGAGATTTATTACCAAGTTCTAATTTAACATATAATTTAGGTAGTCCAACACAACGTTGGAAAGATTTATATGTATCAGGTAATACAATTGATTTAAACGGTTCTACAATATCATCAGGTCCTGATGGAATTGCGTTAACAAACCCATTAGGTGGCACATTTACTGTAATAGGAACAGGTAATTCTAATACAGCTAGTATCTTAAATGGTAGTAGTAGTATTATAATAGATGCAAATTCAAATGTTAACATAAGTGTAGATACTGTTAGTAACGTGGTGGTTATTTCATCTGGTGGTTTATTAGTAAACGGTAACGCAAATATCACTAATAAACTAGATGTGGGCGAAACTATTGTTGCATTAGGTAATATAACTGGTGCAAATTTAAACACATCAAACGGTGTATACGCAACTACAGCAAATATCACTGCTAATTTAACCTCAGGTAATGCTGATTTAGGTAACCTAGCACTAGCAAATTATGTAAACGTTGCGTATGACCTTAATGGTAATATAGCTACTTTTATTGGTAATTTAACTTCTGCAAATGCTAATTTAGGTAATTTAGCAACAGCAAATTATGTAAATGTAGCAGAGCATTTAAATGCTAATACAGCAAATATCACTGCTAATTTAACCTCAGGTAATGCTAATTTAGGTAACCTAGTAACATCAAACTACGCAAATATTGCGTTTGATTTAACCGGAAATACAGCTAATTTTATCGGTAATGCTAACGTAGGTAATTTAGGAACAAATAACTTTATTGCTACTGGTACAGGAAGTTTCAGTGGCAATGTAAACATGAACAGCCAAAACATTACAAGTTTAGCTGAGCCTGTAAATAATCAAGATGCTGCAACTAAAGGTTATGTTGACGCAGTTGCCCAAGGACTAGATCCAAAAGCATCTGTAACCTATGCTAGTTCAACTTCATTACCGGCATATACATATAATAACGGATCAAGTGGCGTCGGAGCAACTATTACCGCAACTAGTAATGGAGCATTGGAACTTGACAGTGGTTCCCCAGTTGTTAATAGTCGTGTATTAATTAAAAATGAAACAGGTGCCAATGATCCTTATAATGGTATATATGTAGTCACAGACACCGGTAGTGTAAGTTCAGTTTTTGTATTAACACGGTCTAATGATTTTGATAATGGTTCACCGAGTGGTGAAATTCCAGGAGCGTTTACCTTTGTTGAGTATGGTACAATTAATGCTGATACTGGTTGGGTTTGTACAACAAACTCACCGGTTGTAATGGGTACAACACCAATTATATTTGTACAGTTTTCTGGTGCAGGTTCATACACTGCTGGTACAGGACTCACATTAATTGGCAATCAATTTAATATTAGTAATACAGCAGTAACACCCAATACATACGGTGGTAGTGACACTGTTGCTACATTTACAGTTAACCAACAAGGTCAACTAACTGCCGCTAGCAATGTAACAATTACTGCTAATGCGGCTAACTTATCAGGAACATCATTAAATTCAAATATTATCACTAGTAATTTAACAAGTGTGGGTAATCTAACTGGACTAACATCAATTGGTACAGTTAACTTCTCAAATACTGCTAACGTAGCATTAGGAAGTGTTTCTAATGTACACATTGGTGGCGGAACTGCAGGATATCTATTAGGTACAGACGGTACTGGCAATCTAACTTGGATTGGTGGAGGTAACATTTCAGGTGTTATAGGTAACTCTATTATATTAGGGACACCTACTGACGGTGATCTAACAACCAATGTAGCATACAATGGTTGGACTACCGGTACATATGTTACTGATGGATTAGATGATTTAAATCAGGTTAGCTTAAACATTGCTGGAAATACGTTTGTAGGTAATATATACATTGGGGCAAATACTACATCAGGACCTAGCCCGATAACAGTAGCATTTAACGGATACTATATTGGTAATCCCACAAATTATCTTTGGGATTTTGGTGACGGTACAACTAGCACATTACGCAACCCTACAAAAACATATAGTAATACATCGGGCGGACAATTTACAGTTACATTTACAGCATACAATGTTAACGGTACATATGGTGGTAATGCGGCTAATGGAGCAAAAGGCTCAACTGCTACATCAACTAATACAAATTATATAACATTATATACACCATTACCAATACCATCATTTACAACTACTCCTACTAGTTTAGATACTGGTAGTAACGTTACACTAACTAATACAAGTTTGTATGCTACATCATATACAATTAATTATGGTGATGGTAATAGTGCTGTTAACCCAGGTAACTCTTGGACAACTAACACCCATAGATATATTAATTCTGCTAACGTTGATACTATATATGGAATTAATTTAACTGGTACAAATCAAACAGCAGGTAATGCACCTCCGTATAGTGTTACAACAGCTAATACTAATGTTAAAGTATATTCTCCGCAAAGTCCTGCATTCTCAGCCAATGCTACTTCAACAATTAACTATCTTGCTACTTCAGGTGGTGTAATTAGTTTTAGAAATGATACTCCGGGTAGTCCGGGTAATACTGCTAGCTTTGGTGCACAACAATTATATAACTATCGTTGGGGAGACGGTACCGCTAATAGTAACATTAATATTCAAACAGGACTTGCTGGTAATCCAGGAGCGGCTAATATTACTCACGCATTTGCTTTGAGTTCAGTACAACAAAATGCTGCCACTACAGTAAGTTATGTAACAAATCTTTCACTATACACCGGGTATAGTACTAGCCCATTCATATCTAGTAATATTACAATTACAGTTGAACCGGAAGTTAGAGCTAACTTTACAGGAACAGCCAATACTCAAACTGACGCTACTGGTTATACTTCTAACGCTCAGGTTGGTTACTTGTTTACTGACTATTTAGGTCGTGATAGAAGCTTGTTTAACTTCAGTAATGATACATCACCTAACGTTAATTTTACTGGTAACGTGTTTAATTGGACATGGGGTGATACTACAAGTAACACAGGCCTAACAAGTCGTGCTAATATTACACACTCATATCTTAACGATTATGGATCACCTACTATTGGTGGTAAGACTGTGGCATTACAAGCAAACGGTACTCCAGGAACTACTTTACAAAGTAATACAAATACAAAAACAAATTATATTACTATTTTAGCTAACCCAACAGCTCCTGCTAATCTAAGTAGTTTCACTAATGTTACTATTGCTACATCAAGTCAAGGTACTAGTCCGTTATTAGCGGCAGGAGCGGCTGATAATACTGGTGGAAATATATTAGCTAATGGTACAGCAGTTACACGTATTGCTACAACTACACCGGTATCAACTAGTACACAAGTAACTAATGCTAACACATCACTTACAGGCACATTAACTGCTTATGTAAATAATACTGCTAGTGGTAATACGTCATTCAGTAATGTGGGAAATGCTGTTGGAACATATAGTTCATTGATAGTATCAGCAGATAGAGATTTACACGTAGCAAATGCCGCTGTTCCTACAGGATTCTATAAAGTATTCTCAGCTACAATTAGCAATACATTAGCTAGTTTGGGTAATGGTTATAATGATTTCCAATTACGTCATTCAACTACAGGTAACACCAATACTATTGGAATGGTAAAAGATAACTTAAATTCTGCACCAAGTTTAATTACCACAAATACAATAATGGTTACTGCTACTGCAGGAACATATCGTTATATTTCTGGTATCCCTTACTATAGTGCTACTGGATCGCCGGCAATAACTGTAGCTAATTTAGAATTACAGAACTTTACAGGACAAACATTCCGTAGTGCTGATCCATTCACAGTAGCATCTGGTACATCATATGAAGGTTCTGGATCAGTCATAGCCACACAAACTAAAACATTAGCACAAATTGATAATAGTGCTAATTCTATGTTGACTGGATCTAATGTTAAAGCTAACATTGGTATTTCAACTAACTATTCAATGGGTAATATGAATGTATTGCTTAACGGTGCTGTTAACGGGGTATCAACATTAGCGGCAAACATATTCAACGTAGTTGGTACTAGTACAACAATTCAATTGCCTACAAAAATACAAATGTATGCTGGTGCAAATTCTGGCTTTAATGAAGCAAATATACCTGCTAATGTAGCAAGTAATACACAACCTGCGATTCGTGTTGTTTTGAGTACTGCAGGTAACACACCGGCGTTTAGTGGAAGTACAAATTATTATACCAGCAATGCTTGGACAGGTGCTCAAACTATTGCAGGTACGCCAGAAGCAGTAGTTAGATATGGTGTATTAAAACATTATGCTGTAAACTTGTCTACTGGATATTTACCAATTGGACCAGATTTAGCAACCGGTCGATCAGGATTACAATATTTTACTTTTGCATTTGTAAGACCTAGCTTGGCTAACTTTGATGTTATATTAACTACCGGCTCAACTGGTATATCAGGGTTATGGGTAGCTGCACCGGGAACATCTATTGACACAGGTGGATTTGGTGCTAATGTACCGGGTAATCCAGGACCCACTAGTACAATTAACGGATGGTTAACTGGATATGAACAATACAATGGTGCGGGTGTACCGGGTAATAGTAATACAGGTGGTAATCCCGCTGGTACTAACGGATGTGCTTTAACTGGGGCTGATGTGATACCATTGAATACACAGATATCAAATGTAAGATACACCATGACACTTGGTTCACAGAATGCATCTAGAAGTTTTGGTAATAATATTTTAATTAGAATTGCGTTGGCATCCGGTCAAACTATAACTGATTTACAGATAGGAGTAGAAACGTAATGGCCGCAACGTTTAACGAATCACAAAAGATAGACTATTTGTGGAAAAAGGTTGGTTACGGGGTAACTAAAACCGCAGAACCAACTAGTAAACAAGCCTTCAATGAGAATATTCCTAGCCCGTTACTATATCGTGGCGATCTTGTTTGGATGCAAAGTGGTCAGATAACTACCTCTCCTCCTACGTCTACTAATAGTATTATTGAAGTTTATAAAGACGGTGTAGGTAGTTTTAGCCCTAGTGTAGAATGTACAGAAGATTTAACTGCACCTGACAATCAAACATGGCAAACTAATTTAACTAATTGGGTACCAACTCAATTTGGTGACAACTACCTAATACAAGTATATGTAGCTAACTCTGGTGTAACTAACCCGCAAACATCGGGTACTAAATTATTCCAAGCTGGTTCTGGCTCAGATGATACATGGTTCTTTGATTATCAATCTGGTGTATTGAATTTTAATGGTGCAACTGTACCAAGTCAAATTGCCAGTCCTATTACAGGTAAAAGCGTTTATGTTGTGGGTTTTCGTTATGTTGGTTTGATTGGTGTAACTAATCAACCTAGTGGTAACATTAGTGGTAATACTAATATTGGTAATTTAAACTTTACCGATACTACTATCAGTACTATAACTACAAACAGTAACATATATCTTACCCCAAATGGTACTGGAAATGTACAAGTAACATCATCTTTATTTTCTAATGGAAATTTTACTGTTAATGCTTTAAGTAATTTAGGTAATGTTGGTAACGTTACTATTACCGGTGGTTCTAATGGATACTATCTACAAACAAATGGTTCAGGTAATTTAATTTGGGCAGATGTACCAACCGGGTCAGGCATCAGTAACGGAAACAGTAATATTAATATTCCAAATATTGATGGTAATATTAATCTAACGTCCGTTGGCAACACTACAATGGTGATTACCGGTGACGGAGTTAACGTTCAAGGTTATTTAACTATAACTGGTACATTAACAGCTGGTAATATTAATGCCAACGTATCATCAAATGTAGTTGATGCAAATTCTGCAAATATATCAGGAAATCTTTATGTTGCTGATACTGCACTTATTGGTAATGTAAGAACAGACCATATCTTATATGCAAATGGTCAACCATGGGACTTACAAGAAGCCGCAGGTTCTAATACTCAGATTCAATATAATGATGGTAATACTAACTTTGGTGCAAGTGCTAACTTCACGTATGATGATAGTACTCAATTATTATTACTTACTGGCAATGCTAACATATCAAGTAATCTTTATGTTGCTGATACTGCACTTATTGGTAATGTAAGAACAGATCATCTCTTATATGCAAATGGAAGTTCATGGGATTTACAAGAAGCGGCCGGTCTCATTACTCAAATTCAATATAATGCTGATAACGGAGACTTTGGTGCTAGTGCCAACTTTACTTATAATGATACTACTCAATTATTAACTGTTGCTGGTAATATTAGTGTTAGTAATGCTAATTTGGGTAATATAGCAACAGCTAATTTTATAAGTGTGGTAGCTAATTTGTCTGTTGCTGATACAGCAAATGTAGGTATTTTACGCACAAATTATTTACTATATGCAAATGGTCAACCATGGGACTTACAAGAAGCTGCCGGATCTAATACATATATTCAATATAATGATGGTAATACTAACTTTGGTGCAAGTGCTAATTTCACATATGATGATAGTACTCAATTATTAAATGTTATTGGTACTGCTAACGTAACTAATCTCAATGCTTCTGGTATTATTAATGTAACAGGTAATATAGCAGCCGGTAATGCTAATTTGGGTAACTTAACAACTAGTAATTATTTTCATGGTGTATTTGATAACACCAGTGCAAGCCAACCAAACATTACTAGTGTTGGTAACTTAACTAACCTATTTGTAGGTAATTCTACCTCTAATGTAGTTATATCCAACGGTGACGTTACCGCTAGCGGAAATATTAATGCTACTAATATGAATGGTAATTTTACTGGAACGTTTACTGGTAACGTTAATGGTAATATTACAGGTATTGGTTCTAACACACAAGTGTTATTTAACTTTGATGGGGATGTTAACGGTAGTAATGCCTTCGTGTTTGATTATGTGGGAAATATATTAACCTTAACCGGTACAGGGAACATTACCGGTAATCTTAATGTTTCTAGTAATGTTACTGCCGCTAACGGTGTATTTGGTAATATATCTACTACTGGGGTAGCCGGAGATATTACCGGGGCTAATTTAATATCTACGGTAACACTTACCGCATCCGGTAATATTACTTCGGCCAATGCTACTTTAGGTAATGTAGCTATTGCTAATAATGTTATAGCAAACACATTCCAAATGGGTGTTGGGGTTAATGAATTTTACCATTCAACTGTATATTTTGCTACCACGGCCGCTACGACACCTAATCAAGTCTTGTGGTCAACATCGATGGCTAATATATCAGCAATAGATTTTACTATTATTTCCACAGACGCAACAAGTAATACGAGACAAACAGCAAAAATAGCTGCCGCAGTTTTAGGAACTGAGGTGGTATTTAATGAGTATTCTGGACTCTACATCAATGGTGGTGTAGGGAGTTTTTCAGTAAATTATCAGGCGGGATCACCTGATACGGTTCAATTAGTAGTGACTCCAGACTCTATTAATTTAACGAAATATAACATGATGATCATACAATATGCGAAGTAACTATATCAACCTTAGCATAAATACACTTATAAAAGGAAATTACCATGGCAATTAAAGCATTTAACTCAATCGGCGGCTTCTCAGTAGGGGAAAATGCCGCTAATATTATACTAGCAAACGGTGACATTACCACAAGTAATGCTAATCTAACAGCTAATTTGTACGTTTCTGACACTGCAAATGTTGGAAATTTACGAACAGACCACATCTATTACGCAAATGGCGTTCCTTACGTATTCACGACTAATGCAGCTGGGGCAAACACATATGTTCAGTTTAATGATGGTAATGCGTTTGGTGGGGTAGCTGGATTTACGTTTGATAAAACTTCTAATTTATTAACAGTTGGTGGTAATGTTAATGCTTCTAATGCTAATTTAGGCAATCTAGCAACTGCTAATTTCTTTCATGGTGTATTTGACTCTACTAGTTCTAATCAAGCAAATATCACTGCAGTTGGCAATCTAATTTCATTAAATGTTGATGGTATTGCTAATTTAGCTAACACTGTAAATGTCACTGGTAATATTGAAGCTAACGCAAATATTAATGCTAATGCTAATATTACTGGTGCTAACTTAAAAACGCTTGGTTTAGCTAATATTGGTAATTTAGAAATTTCTGGTACAACTACTGGTAATTTAATTCCTTCAGCTAATGTAACATTTAATTTAGGTAATGCTACAAATCGTTGGAAAGATTTATTTCTAAGTGGTAGTAGTATTCTTATTGGCGATCAAAATATATCATCAAATGCCAGTGGTATATCACTATCAAACACAACATACTTAACTGATGTTGTTGTAAGTGGTAACGCAAACGTTAGTCTTAATATACAAGGTAACACAGCAAACTTCATTGGTAATGTTATTGCTCCAAATGTTACAGTTAATTTAGAACTATCGGGCAATACTGCTAACTTTACTGGTAATATAAGAGCGGCAAATGTAACTGCTAATAGTTTTGTATTCGCTTCAAATATTGTATCAAATGCAAGCACAAACGATACACGAATTGAATTAAGTTCTAGTACTGGTCTTGTTGGCATCAATGTTGCCGGTAATACAACACTATTTAAAGCAAGTGGTCAAGTAGAATTAAGTGGTGCTTCACAAATTGTAGGTGGAACATTTAGTGGTTCTGGACTTACAGTAGGTACTGCTCAAACAGATATATTCCAAAATCGTGGTGGCAATGTAACTGTACAAGTTGGTACAGGCGGCACAATTGCTAATACTTGGACATTTGTTAATGATGGTAACACATCATTCCCTACAGCAGGTGCTGTTAATTTAGGTAATCTAGCTACAGCAAACTTTATAAATGTTACTAGTAATTTAAACGTAACTAACACAGCAAATGTAGGTAACTTAAGAACAAATAATTTACTATACGCAAACGGTACGGCATGGGATTTAGGTGGAAACCCGGCCGGTAGCAATACAGAGATCCAATTTAATAATGCTAGTGAGTTTGGTGCTAGTGCCAACTTTACATTTGATAATACTACAAATCTATTAACTGTTACTGGTAATGCTAACGTTACTGCTAATCTAACTGTTGGTAATGTCATTGGTACTATTGCTGCCGGATCTAATACAATTACTACAACTGGTAATGCTAACGTTGGTAATCTTGGATTTGGTACTGGTGAAATCATTGGTACAGGTAACATAAGTGTTGGAAATATAACTACCACTAGTATCAATGCTAGTGTCAGCGTTAATGCGCTTGCTCTAGTATCACCTACATTGACTTCTAATACTACTACGTTAACATTATCTGCCGCAGCCGGTAATAATGATGTTATACTAGTTCCAACTGGTACTGGCGCTGTTAGTATTTCTAGCAAGAAAATTATAAATCTTGCTACACCAACACTAGATAGTGATGCCGCTACTAAAGCATATGTTGATAGTGTGGCTCAAGGACTAGATCCAAAAGCATCTGTAGTATATGCTACAGCAGCCGGACTTCCTGCTTACACTTACAATAACGGTGCAAGTGGCGTAGGAGCAACAATTACAGGTAACGCAGTTGGCGCATTGTCAATTGATGGATCTGCAGTTTCTATAAACGAACGAGTATTGATTAAAAATGAAACTTCAACTAATGCACCTTATAATGGTATATATCTAGTTACTGCTGCAGGTTCAGGTGCGGCTGCATACGTACTTACAAGAACAGCCGACTTTGATAGTGCATCACCTAGTGGCGAGATACCAGGTGCGTTTGTATTCGTTGAATATGGTACAACTAATGCTGATACTGGTTGGGTATGTACAACTAACGCTCCAGTTACAGTTGGTACAACTGATATTGTATTTGTACAGTTCTCTGGTGCTGGTTCATTTACTGCTAATACAAGTGCTGGTTTAGTACTAATAGGTACACAGTTTAATGCTAAGGTTGACGGTAACTCTAACCCAACAACTGCGTTTGACGGTAACGGTAACATTTATGTTCCGGCTAATGCAGCATTTACTACACCAAATATTGGGGCGGCAACCGGCACCTCATTAACAGTAACCTCTAACGTTATTGCCAATGTATTAACAGCTAACTTAACATTAGATGTTACAGGTAATGCTAACGTGGGTAATTTAGGTACAGCTGGTCTTATTATAGCAACAGGTAATATTACCGGTGGAAATATTTCAACAGGTGGAACTGTTACAGCAACCGGTAATGGTACATTTGGTAACATATCTACTACTGGATCTGGTGGCAATATTTCTGGTGCTAATGTAATATCTGCAAATACATTAACAGCAACAGCTAATGTTAATGGTGTTAATTTTGTAGGTAACACCGTACAACTAGCAACTGGCACAATAACAGCAAGTAACCCGGCTGTAAATGTAACTCAAACATGGAATAATGCATCAGCAGTATTCACCGGTATACTAGAAAATGTAACCGATACAACTTCAAGCGCATCTTCATTATTGATGGATTTACAAGTTGGTGGAGTAAGTAAATTCAGTGTTTCTAAAATAGGTAACGTAAGTGTTGGAAATCTTTCAACCGGTGGATTAAGTGCAAATTCATTCTCTGTTGCTACGTTAGATATTGGTAATACTTCAGTTACAGCAAACACCGTAACTACTACAGCTATTACTGCTAATCAAACAATTGCTACATACCAGTTAACTGGTTCTAATGTAACAGGTGTTGAATTCTTAGTTAAGGGACACGATACTCCTGGAGCAAAATATAGTGTAGCAACTGTACTAGCTGTTACTGATGGCACTGATGTAGATTATACAGTTTACGGAACAGTTCGTATTGGTACTACTACAGGTGTATTAGCGGTTAATATTGCTTCAGGTAATATAGCATTACAAGTTACACCATCTAGTGGTAACAGTACTACTTGGACTACACAGATTAGGACAATTTAAGTATTGCTGATTACATAATATGGCAACAATTAAGTGGTTTAATTCTATAAACGGATTCTCGGTGGGTGATGAACTCACTGAGGTTATAGATACCTCAGGTAACATTTTTACATCTAAGATTACTTCATACATAGATGTTGATATAGTTTCTGATAATGGTAATAAAATTTGGAATTTTGATAGTACCGGAAATGTTGTATTTCCGGATACCACTACACAAACCACTGCCTATCCAGGTACTGCTACAACATTAAGTCTTACTGGTAATATATCAGCGGGTAATGCTAATTTAGGTAACTTAACAACAAGTAATTACTTTCATGGGATATTTGATGCTACCAGTTCTAGTCAACCTAATATTTCAAGTGTTGGCAATTTAACTGGTCTAACTGTAGGTAATGCTACATCTAATGTAATTATAATTGGTGGCAATATTACTGCTACTGGATCTATTGATGCTAATAACTTTAATGGTAATTTCAGTGGAAATTTCAGTGGTAATATTGATGTTAGTGGTAATATTAAAATTGGTGGCTCCAACACACAAGTATTATTCAATGCTAATGGTGATATTCAAGGTAGTAACGCCTATGTATTTGATTATGTAGGAAACATATTAACATTAACTGGTAATTTAAGTTCTAATGTTAGCACAATCTCCGGTAATCTTATTAATGGTAAAAATGCATTACAAGTAGGGGTTACGGGTTTTACATCTGTTCCAAATACAATAGCACAATATACTGGTAATTTAAATAGTGCTACACAGATAAACTTTCAAAATATCAATACTGGAGCAACCGCAAGTACTGATATTGTAGTAACCGCCGATAATGGTAACAGCGTAAATAACTATATCAATATGGGTATTACCAGTAGTGCATGGGATGGTACTCAAACAAATTCATTGGGCAATGTATTAACACCTGATGATGGATATTTATATATACGAGGTGGCAATTTAGTTTTAGGAACTAGTAGAACGTTTACCGCAGTAAAATTTGTAGTTGGTGGCCCGGGTACAGGGAATGTAGTAACAACTATTAACAAAACCAATGTTGATATAACAGGTGATGTCATTGCTAGTGGTAATGCCAATATTACTGGAAATATATCTTCAACTGCCGGAACATTAACTTTAAGTACCGGTGTTATAGCTGTAAGTGGCGGTGATGCTGGTATTTTTACCACAGCTATTGGCAACATTAATTTTGGTCTAGTATCTAATATTTCACTGGGGAGTACTACTGGAAATGTGACTGCCCGAGGCAATTTGATTGTCAATAATAACGCAACCATAACAAGTTTAAAAGTCAGCGATATTTATAGTAACAGAACCCCAATAGTTGTTATTACAAACACCGTAATTGACAGCTTTCCGGTCAATCAGTACAGGTCAGCTAAATACACAATGAGAGTCAACAGCGATGACGGATACCAAGCTGTTGAAGTATTATTGATACATGATAGTGCTAATAGTTATGTCACCATATACGGTAGTTTATCTACAGTGGGATTTGATATTATAGCATTATCAACAGATATACTATCCGGAAATGTTAGGCTGTTAGCCACAACTGGCTACGCTAACACAACGGTGAATTTATTGGGCGTTTACGTAGCAGATTAAAAGGAATAAAAATGACTACAAAATATTTTAATGTAAAACAAGGTATAACAACTGGTAATATATTACTAGATGCTACCACCGGCAACATTACAGCAAACAATGCTAACTTAGGTAATGCTGTAACAGCTAATTACTTTATTGGTAATGGTATTACTATCAGCAACATAGCAGGTGCTAATGTTTCCGGACAAGTAGGCAATGCCTTAGTTGCTGGAACAGTTTATACTAATGCTCAACCAAATATTACAAGTGTTGGTACACTAGCTAATTTAAGTGTAACTGGTACAATAACTGGTGGTAACTTATCTACTACGGGTTTTGCTAATGTAGGAACACTAGCAGTAACAGGTACAAGTAATTTAGGTAACGTGGGTAATGTTACAATTACAGGCGGTACTAACGGATACTATCTACAAACAAATGGTTCAGGTGCTTTAAATTGGGCAGCTGTTCCGTCAGGTACAGGTATTGCTAATGGTAATAGTAATGTAAATATTCCAACTGCTAACGGTAATGTTAATATAACAGCAGGTGGTAATACCTCACTAGTGATTACTAATACCGGAGCTAACATTTCTGGTAATTTAGATGTTACCGGTAATTTAAGTGCAGGTAACATAACAACTACTGGTGCAACTGGTAACATTACTGGTGCTAATAATATATCTGCTAACACATTTACTTCTACTATAGCTACTGGTACAGCACCGTTCATCGTCACATCTACAACACAAGTTGCTAATTTAAATGTAGCAACAGCAGGTTTAGCAGTTGCAGTTACAGGTGCTGCACAAGGTAATATTACTAGTGTTGGTACACTAACAGGTTTAAATGTTAATGCGACTGTAACTGCTGTAGGATTTACTGCTAACACAGGTATATTTACAGGTGATGGTTTTGGTTTATCAAATATTGCAGGCGGAAACATAATTGGTACTGTAGCAAATGCTAATTATTCAGCTTATTCAGGTAATGCTACAACAGCAATTGCTGTAACAGGTAACGCACAGGGTAATATTACTAGTGTTGGTACACTAACAACATTAAATGTAAGTGGTAATGCTAACGTTGGTAATTTAGGAACAACAGCATTAGTTGCAACTGGTACAGGTAGTTTTGGTGGCAATGTTGCTATGAATAGTTTTAACATTACCGGTCTAGCTACGCCAGTTAATGATACTGACGCAGCCACAAAAGCTTATGTTGATTCAACTGCCCAAGGCCTTGATCCTAAAGCGTCAGTAGTATATGCTACTACAACAAGTATTTTTGGTAGTGGATACACATACAATAATGGAACTAGTGGTGTTGGAGCAACAATTACTGCTAGTACTAATGGAGCATTAAGTATCGATGGGTCTACTCCAACTGTTGGTGCTCGAGTTTTAATTAAAAACGAAGTTGGTGCATTTGTCAATAACACTACTCAATCAGCCGCATTTAATGGTATATATGTAGTAACAGTAGTTGGTTCAGGAGCAGCAGCTTTTGTATTAACACGTTCAACTGATTTTGACGTTGGTACTGAAATGCCAGGAGCATTCACCTTTGTTGAACAAGGTACAGTTAACGCAGATACAGGTTGGGTTGCTACTGTAAATGCTCCGGTAACAGTTGGTACAACACAAATTTTATGGACGCAATTCTCTAGTGCAGGTGCATACACAGCTGGTACAGGATTAACATTAATTGGCAATGAATTTAATATTAGTAATACATCAGTAACATCTGGTACATACGGTAATGGTGATGCTGTAGCAACATTTACAGTTAATCAACAAGGTCAATTAACAGCGGCATCTAATACAGCTATTACTGCTAACGCCGCTAATCTAACAGGGACAACATTAAATTCATCTATTGTTACTTCTAGTTTAACAACAGTTGGAACATTGGGTAGTTTATCAGTTACAGCTAATATTACGAGTGGTAATGTTTATGCTAATAGTGGTGCTATTGGCGCAGTAACTCTAGCGGGTAATTTAACAACTAATGCCCAACCAAATATAACATCAGTTGGTACACTAACAAGTTTAAGTGTAACTGGTAATATATCTGGTGGAAATATAAACACTGTTGGTACTGCTAACACCGGTGCTTTAATAGTGACTGGTACAAGCAATTTAGGTAACGTTGGTAATGTTACAATTACTGGTGGCACTAATGGATATTATTTACAAACAAATGGTTCGGGTGCTTTAGTTTGGGCAGCTGTTCCGTCAGGTACAGGTATTGCTAATGGTAATAGTAACGTAAATATACCAACAGCTAATGGTAATGTTAATATTACGGCAGGTGGTAATACCTCAATGGTTATTACTAATATTGGTGCGAATGTTTCTGGTAATTTTGATGTTACAGGTAATTTAAGTGCAGGGAACATAACGACTGCTGGCGCAAGTGGTAATATTAGTGGTGCTAATAATATTAGTGCTAATACATTTACTGGTACATTAACAACTGCGGCACAACCAAATATTACAAGTGTTGGAAGTTTAACTGGATTAACAGTAAGTAATGCAACCGGTATAGTTAACTTTACCACTACAGCTAATGTAACATTAGGTGCGGTAGCTAACTTACATATTAGTGGCGGTTCTGCAAACTATGTATTACAGACAGATGGCGCAGGCAATTTAACTTGGGTTAGTGTTAGCACATCAAGTATTTCTAACGGTAATAGTAATGTAAATATCCCAAGTGCAAATGGCAATGTTAATATATCAGCCGTTGGCACTGCAAATGTATTAGTTGTTACTGGTGTTGGTGGTAATATTTCTGGTAATTTTGATGTTACAGGTACTGTAACTGCCGGTAATATAACAACTACTGGTGCAACTGGCAATATTGCTGGAGCTAATAACATTAGTGCTAACACGTTTACTTCTCTTGTAACTACTGGTACAGCACCTTTCGTTGTTAATTCTACTACGCAAGTAGCTAATTTAAATGTAGCAACCGCCGGTACAGCTGGGTTAGCAGTTGCAGTGACAGGCAATGCACAAGGTAATATAACAAGTGTTGGTACACTAACAAGCTTAGATGTAACTGGTAATATATCCGGTGGAAATATAAACACAACTGGTGTCGCTAATGTAGGTACACTAATAGTAACTGGAGCAACAACATTTGGTAATGTAACTGCTAATTATGTTTCTCTTAATAATGGTTTAACAAGTAATCGTACTAATGTAACAGTAACTACTAATACAGTTATTGATTCATTTGCCCCTGGAGCATTCAGAACAGCAAAATATATTATTAGTTCATCAGGAGATGACGGATTTCAATCAGTAGAAACATTATTAATACACGACGGTACTACAGCATATATTACAATTTATGGTAGTATTTGCAGTAATAACACTGCTGATATTATTGAACTATCAAGTAATATTAATAATATATCGGGTAATGTATCGTTGTATGCAACCGGAACTAGTGCAAACTTAAAAGTCAATCTAGTTAGTACATACATAAAAACTTAATCAAATTTATCCCCCTTAATCGGGGGATAAATATAATATAATTCGTAAACAGGGAATATGGAACTGTGTCATTTAAATATTTTAACGTAAAGAACGGCCTCACGACCGGAAATATATCATTGCATTCTGCTAATGCAAACGTACAGGCAAATTACTTCCTTGGAAATATCAGTGTCACAAGTTCAGCAAATTTAGGAGCAGTAGGTAATGTTAAAATTACCGGTGGTACTAATGGTTATGTATTACAGACAGATGGTACTGGTAATTTAAGTTGGGCCGCACAATCAAGCATCAGTGCTTCTATTAGCAATGGTAATAGTAATGTAAACATACCTTCAGCTAATGGCAATGTTAACATATCAGCCGTAGGTAATGCTAACATTTTAGTGATTACTGGAACTGGTGCAAATATATCAGGCACAGCTAATATAACAGGTAATATATCAGCCGGCAATGCTAATTTAGGTAATAACGCATCAGCTAATTTCTTTACTGGTAATGGTATATACTTAACCGGTATTACAACCGCAGGATTAGCAAACGGTAACAGTAATGTAAATATACCTTCAGCTAATGGCAATGTCAATATTAGCGCAGTGGGTAACGCCAATATTTTAGTAATCACTGGCACTGGCGCAAACATATCTGGAACGGCTAATATTACCGGTAATTTAAGTGCAGGTAATATTAGTGCTGGATCCGGTTCGGGCGGTAATATAACCGGAGCTAATTTAGTATCTGCTAATTTCTTTACTGGTACATTAACAACTAATGCTCAGCCAAACATTACTAGTGTTGGATCATTAACAAGTTTATCTGTTACTGGTAACATATCATCCGGCAATGCTAATTTAGGTAATGCTGTAACAGCTAACTATTTTGTTGGTAGTGGTAATAATTTAAGTAATATTCAGGCTGCTAATATTTCTGGACAAGTGGCTAACGCATTGGTAGCTGGTACAGTATATACAAATGCTCAACCAAATATTACAAGTGTAGGCACATTAACAGATTTATCAGTATCAGGTAATGGTGTTTTTGGTGGCAACCTAACAGTTAATGGTACATTAACATATATCAATTCAACTACATTATCAATTAGTGATCCAATCATTAATTTACAAACAGGACCAAACGGTGCTGCTCCGGTTGCCAATAGTGGAAAAGATGTTGGTACAGCATTAAATTATTATGACACAAGCGCAAAAATTGCTTGGATGGGATGGGATGTAAGCAATGCTGAAATAGCCTTTGGTGCTAATGTAGGTATAACATCCGAAGTGGTAACATTTACTTCATTAGCTAATATTCGTTCTGGTAACGCTAGTTTAGGTAACAACGCATCAGCTAATTTCTTTACTGGTAATGGTGTATATTTAACTGGTATAACACTATCAAGTATATCAAATGGAAACAGCAATGTAAATATACCGGCAGCTAATGGCAATGTTAACATATCAGCCGTTGGAAATACTGTAATGGTAATTACTGGTACTGGTGTCAATGTAGCAGGTACATTAAATACAGGTACGGGTAATGCTAATGTAGGTAATTTGGGCACAGCACAAGTATTAGCCTCAGCTAACATCACAACACCTCAATTTATA